ATGACGGATACCGCAACGGCGGCGGTCACCGCGGCGACCAGCTCGCTGCAGAGCGACCTCCTCGGCGTGGCTGGCGTCGGCCTCGGCATCGGCGCCGTGCTCCTCGCTGTGCGCAAGGGCTGGTCGCTGGTCAAGAAGTTCATCTGAGTGCCGAGGGCACTCAGCAGCGGTTAGCGCTCGGGCGCGTCCTTGGATCGGGGGTCTGAGGACGCGCCCGAAGTGCGCTCGTCAGAACGGGCACGAGCCCGCAACCACGGTCGGAGAATCAGGAAGGCAGGGATAGTGACGATGAGCAGCGCGATCAGGTCGAGTTCCCAGCCGCCAGGTTGCTCAAGTAGGGGTGTCATGCGGCGATTGTCCGTCGTCGCCCTGCTGGTTGTCTGCTCTTTGCTCACGATCGAAGCCATCGGCGCGGCGCCGGCCGCCGCAGCACAGTCGCCGCAGTATGCCTACAGCAACGTTGCTCAAGGCTTCATTGACACACGGACGATGGGCGGCGCGGTTAACGACGGCGCAAGCGCGCTTCAGGAGTGGATGCGCTGCGACTACTCCGGCTATTGGCGGGTTCCGCTCGCGGGCGGTTCGCCGGTCGCGGTGGTCACGATGTCCTGCGGGAACGGCCTCGCCGTCGATATCGGCCCCTTCAACTCCGACGACAACGTGGCGTTGTCGGGCGCCTCGTGCTCGAACGGCGTCGTAAACGCCGACGATATCGGGCAGTCCGAAGAGCACCAGGTGCCGCACTCGTCCAGCGGCACCATCGATTTCACGGATTATGATCAGTCCTGTGGACCCGTCACAGACATGTGCTTCAGCTTCAAGCTGATTCCCGTAGGTGCGCTGCATTACAGGGGTTGCAACACTTTTCCGCTCGGTGCCCCGCCGGCGGTCGACGGCGCCGCGGTGGCCTATCAAGCCAGCGGCCAGGCGGGCTGTGCGGCTTTCACGGCACTTGAGCCGTGGGTGACGACGCCGACCCCGGTCGCGGTTACGGGTGGTTGGGTGTGGCAGTCGCAGGTGACGTTAGGCATTCAGTGGGCGTCTAAGCCTCCGACTGCGCAGATGGGCGGTTACACGGTTAATCCGTACGGTTACGTGCTGACGATGGGCGCAGTGACGACGTACGAGCCTTCGGGGGATCAGTACGCGTGGCTGTGGGGCTCTGGTCATCCGGCGGCGGCAGAGACCACGACGTTTCGTGATCAGGTTGCGCCGCAGGCTTATCAGGACGTGCGGTCGTTGAAGGTCGACGGGCCGGTTCACACGGGGGCGCTTGGGTCTGTGCCTTTGGACTGGCAGTACCGGGCGGTTGGCGAGTATTGGTATGCAAACGACTCGGTGGGGTTGACGCCGTCGACGTCTGGCTACCCGGCGACGTTGCCGACAGACGCGCAGTTGGGCTCGGGGTCGACTCTTCGGATGGTGGGCGTGAATTTGCCCAGCAAGTGCTTGTTCGCGTGGGGCGGTGCAGCTGTCGCGAGCTACGACACTTCCCACCCGCCGCTGCCCTATCAGTCAGCGGCGACGCCGCCTAGCGGGCAGGTGTGCGATCCCGCGACCTGCTCGACTACCGAGCCGACCATCGTCGTTAACGAGAACGGCCAGTGCGACAACGTTGCCGCAGGAGCGATCTGCCAGCAGACGCCGGCGACGGACGGGTCGGACAACTCCGGGGGAGTGCCCGGCGCTGATAGCGCCACAGGCAAGTGCAAGTTCGTGGCGGATGACCCCTCGACGTGGACAACGGGCGCGTTGTGCCAGTTGGTGCAGCTCGGCGAGAAGACCACCACGTTGTTGAGCGAGATTGCCGACGAGTTGCAGAATCAGGCGTCGAGCGTGGTGGTCCCGCCGTCTGACCCTTCGAATCCGGATTCGATCGATTACAACTGGCGCGCCATCGTCGCGCTGTTTTCGGCGTCGGCGCTGCACGACTGGATCACGACGGCCACTTCGAGCATGAAGGTCAATGCGTCGGCGGGAGACTGCAAGGGTCCGAAGTTGGATCTGTCGTCGCTGCACGTGCCGACGTTCACGAGTGCGTACCCGTTCGACGCCTGCTCGGGACCCACCGCGACCGCTGCCGGGGACGCGCATCAGGTGCTGCTCGTGGGCGTGTACGTGTCGGGTGTGTGGATTTCGGCGCGGCTGGTGCTGTGGTCGTTCGGGATCAGCCTGCCGAGCCTGGGCGGCGGCTCCGATGACGGCGACGGTAAGCGCTGATGTTGACCGGGGGACTGCTGCACGCGATCACGGGAGCGTTCTCGACGCTGCTGGGCTGGCTGTTCGACATGGTGCCGTCGGTGCCGGGCTGGGTGACGGGCGCGGCCCCGCTGGTCCAGTCGACATTCGGCAAGGCGGCGGGCCTGGAGACGTGGATTCCGATCACGGAAGCGGTCGGGGTGGCACAGGACGTGTGCGCGATCTGGGCAACGGCGGCGATGATCTCGTTCGCCCGCCAGGCCTACTCGGCGATCACAAACAGGAACGCATGATGCAACCCGAACCGGTGGTCGGCCTGGAGCTGCTGCTCGCGGCATGGCTGTTCGGTGTCGCTGTCGGCATCCGCTGCGCCTGGGTCGGCCTGGGCCGGATCAGGGCATGGCTCGACTCCGTTGCGGAGGCGTGCGTTGAGGACTTTGCGGCCGCCACGACGGCGGGTCTGCTTGAGCGGGAAGGGGAGTGGAGCGATGGGCTGGTGGGATCTTCCGCTGCTGATGGCGGCTAGCTACTGCGTCGGCACCGTGGTCGGCTCGATCGCGGGATATCTGCGTGGCTACCGGATCGGCCGTGAGGACGCCCTGCGTCAGGTGGCGTCATGGTGATCGGGGTTGTGGTCGTCGTCTTGGTCGGTATGGCGGTCTTCCGGTGGCGTCGGCATTCGACGCTGGCGGGCCGGAACTCGGACAAGCCGACGTACATGGTCGCCCGGCCGGAACGGTCGGTCGGGAAACGAAAGACGGAGGTGTTGTAGATGCTGTTCTCGATGCTGTTCGGCCTGGTGTCGCTGTGGTGCTTCGGCTGCGGAGCGGTCGTCACGGCCAGGTGGATCATCCGCTTGGTGCGCGGCGAGTTCGGCCAGCGTCTCGCTGCCCGTGCAGCCGAGCGCTCTGCTCACCGGGCCGGCTGATCGTGTTCGCCGACCCCAAGAAACGAGCCGCCCGCCGGGCCTGGCCGATCCATGGCTACGTGGGCCCCAACGGGTCCGGGAAGTCCGCCACGATGGTGTGGGACACCCTGCCCAGCCTCGCTGTCGGCCGGCCGGTGCTGTCCACGGTCCGCATCCTCGACTATGACAATCCCCGGCCCTGTGACGATGCGGCGTGCACGCATCCGGAGCACGCCGACGTGGCCGGCGAGTTCGAGCCTGACGGCCGGCCTGTCCCGGTGCAGCATCGGGCCGCGCATCCGCTGTGGGTCCCGTTTACGGACTGGGGCCAGCTGCTCGAGGCCGAGCATTGCGACGTGCTGATGGATGAGGTGACGGGTGTCGCCTCGTCGCGTGAGTCGCACTCGATGCCCGCACCGGTCGCCAACGCTCTCGTGCAGATGAGACGCCGGGACGTGGTGGTCCGCTGGTCGGCCCCGGCCTGGAAGCGCTCCGACGTGATCATCCGGGAGTGCTCCCAGGCGGTGACGTACTGCACGGGCCATTTCCCGGTGAAGGTCCAGGCCGCTGAGGGCGAGCCTGAGCGGCTCTGGCATCGCCGACGTATGAGCAACGTCCGCACCTTTGACGCGCAGCTGTTCGAAGACTTCACCGCCGGGAAGCGCGAGCAGCTCAACGCGTTGTGCAAGCAGTTGCTGTGGCTGCCCAACCTCGGCGTGTTCGACGCCTACGACACCTACGACGCCGTGTTGTCGATCGGGACAGTGACCGAGGGCGGAACCTGCTACCGGTGCGGCGGACGGCGTCGCGCCCCGGCCTGCTCGTGCGGCGACGGCCGGGCATCCGCCGGGGCAGCGGAGGGGCCCCGCGCAGCGGGGATACCGCGGCCCCGGCGGTCCCCGGCTCTCGGCGTCGACGCACCCGGCTACGACACGACCGAACTGCCGGTGACGGTGCCACTACCGGCCCTGAACCTGCTCGACGGCTAGGCTCACTCCGTGGGCCGCGTCACAGACGCGGCGACCGGAGCGGCTCGGGAAGCAACAGAGTCGCCGTCAACAAAAGATGGCCCCCGCGAGCTGTGCGGCTCCGGGGGCTTGGACACAACCGTTAGGGCGACTGCGTCGATGACCACCATACAGCAGCCAGGAACCGTCACAGACGCCCATGTGGCCGCTGAGGCTGCACGGGTGGACGGCACGCTACTGGGACGGCGTCCGTGGCCGCGACAACGCATTGCGCACCCTCTGGTCGGCCTCCGGGCTCGACAGGGTCCGGGCCTGTATGCGGTTCAGCAACGGCCAGGGCCTGGAGTTCCGTCTCCGCGGCACACCCGGCCAGCCCGGCGCCCGCGCCGGCATCGCCGGTGTCCAGACCTGCGGTTCGGTGTGGGCCTGCCCGGTGTGCTCGGAGAAGATCAACCACGGCCGCCAGGCCGAGATCGAGACAGCGATCGAGCACTGGCGCGGCCAAGGTGGCACCGTGCTCCTGGCGACGCTCACGGCGCAGCACCGGCACGGCACACAGCTGGCGGGCCTGCTCGATCAGATCGGTGGCGCCTGGCGGCGCTTGGTCCAGTCCGTCGCCTGGCGCGGCGGCAAACGCGCAGACGGGCTCCGCGCGACGTACGGCATCCGGCACTACGTCCGGCTCCTGGAGGTCACGCACGGCGCCAACGGCTGGCACCCGCACTATCACGTGCTGCTTTTCGTCGGCGGTGCGGCCGACGACTGGCCGCGTGAGCGGCGCGACCAGCTGGAGGGCGAGCTGTTCGGCGCCTGGTCCGATCAACTCGGCAAGGTCGGCCTTCGGGCTGCACGTCGGGTCCGTGGATCTTCGGTGGGTGTGGACGTACGCCTGGTCACCGACGCCGAGATTGTCAGCGAGTATTTCGCAAAGAATGCATATCGCCCTGGCGGTGTGAAAGCGACTTCGGCACGTGCGGCCGCTTTCGAGGTCACGAGTTCGCACCGCAAAACGGCCGGTAAGGGAAAGACACCATTCCAGATATTGGCGCAAGTGGTTGCTGAATCCGGCGACCTGGCCGAGATTGCGCCTAACGAGTGGGTCGTCAAATCGACCGGTGAATTGGTTGACGCTGCACGCGTGAAAGCACACCGCACTGCACTCGCGTTCTGGCGTGAATGGGAACAAGCGTCGAAAGGGAAACGACAGCTGGTGTGGTCCCGCGGCTTGCGGGCCGCGGTCGGTCTCGACGCCGAGGCCACCGATGAGGACCTGGCGGCCGCGGCCGAGCTCGGCGGCGACGTCGTCGAGCTCGAATCGCCGATAAGTGACATTATGTCATCTAGAACACAGGAGGCCCTCCTGAGAGGGGCTGTGACCCCTCCCCGAGGCGCAGTCGTCAGCACGCATCCGACCGGCTACCGGCTCTTGATGCGGGCCAGGCCGCTCAGCACGAACACGGCCAGCAGCACCAGGGGCCAGAGCCAGGTGACGGGCGGACCGCCGAGCGCGGCGAACGCGCAGAGCGCGAGCCCGATGACGATGCCGAGGGGCCGGGTCTCCGGGACCCTCCAGATCGTCCCCGCGACGAGCACCAGGCCGATGCCGACGGGTGCGGTGTACGGGTTCAAGGACGCCAACGCGATCACGAGCACCAGCACGCCGTACAGCGCGATCGTGACGAAGCAGGCGACCTCGATGACCAT